GAGTGGTCGTCCATTGCGCCAGGCACTAAGTTCACCGCCATGCCAACGAGACTAGATAAGGCAGGCACTCCGACGCTTGCAGGGATGACCACCTTGCGACCGCCTGTTCCGTGAGGGGCGTTATCACTCGGCGCGTCAAACCACGTTAATATTCCGTTGAAGGGAAGTTTGTTCGGGTGCTCTAAATCTCCGAGTATGAAGTGAGATGCTTTTAAGTTTGCTATGGTAATCACCTCCTTACAGCGAAATATCCGTGCCTTTGTCTGTTCGTTGGTTCATCGCTTTTTCCTGTGGTACAGGAGCGCCGTTTACGCCGTTATTGCCGCCGTTTCCGTTTTGATCCTGAACGACTTTATTGCGACCGGTGTCGGCAGTTTCCTTTTGAATGTCGAGCATTCCGATATGGCCGGTGTCTTCGTCAATTCCGACAGCATCTTGTACCGTAGCAATCGCGCCAAATATTCCGCGATATTCAGACAGCGTAAGGTCGCCTTTAGATGTGCCAAGCGCTTTATCATGCGGAAGGTCCGGCAAGCCGATTTCGCGACGCATTTCGTTGATCGTTAATACGTCGAGTTGTCCGTACATCTGATGAATAACTGCGAGCGATTTGCGGTCTTGGAACGAGGTAGTAAAGCGGAACTTAAATTCGGCAACTTCGGATAAGCCGAACATATTAAGGAAGAACTGGTTGAGGTAGTGCTCGATTTGACCCGCCATTGGCCGGATTGCCGACTCGTCTGAGGTATCGTCTAAGGTGTCGCCTGTTGAGCGGTTAATCCCGACAAAGGCGTTAAATTTCATAGCGTCGAGGCCAAAAGCATTGGCGATAAGCGCAATTAGGAATGATTGCCACTTTAAGAACAACGCTTCGTCGCTTGCGGAGCCTAATTCGATTGACTTCACGTCGTCGGTACCGCCCATAATCGGAATGTGCGACCGTCCTTCGATTTCATCCTTGAAATAGCGTCGGAATTCTTTGACCTGGTCTTCCGTGATTTCTTGTCCGAGGAAGAGGAGCTTTTTCGGAGTAGCATTTGAAGCAGTTAAACCGCTATAGGATTGGGCGTCGAGTAGGTATTGTATTTGCTGTACGGCGATTTCGGTCGGAGATAAACCGAAAGGGGTGTTTGTACGGGGGTTATGCTTAAATACGAGCAATTCATACGGCTTGAAGTCGACTTTATTGCCGTGTAAGTCGAATTGAGCATAGCGCGGTTTATTTGGATTGCCGTCCCAATCGATGTAGATTTGAATGGATGAAGCGTCGACCGGATAAAGGATGTATGGGTGATCGCCGTTTCCTTTCCATTGCTTAACTTCCGAAACGCCCATACCGATGACGAGCATATCTTCGACGATTTGTCCGAGCCAACTGGTCCAGTTATCGTCGGGGTTCGGATTTCGTAAGATCGTCCGCACCGTGTCGAGCTTTTTCTTTTGCTCTGCGGTTATTTTCTTGCCGGGTATGGCGTCGAGGTCCCAATCGAGTCTGGTAACTTGCGAGCGAATATAATCGATAGCCCGCCGGACAACCGCCGTTTCAGAGAATGTTCGCAGTTGCATATAACTAAGCTGATTGTTCTGCGCAGGCGCGCCCATAATCGATGCGCTGTAGTTGAAGAAATACGGCTCTTGAATCGCCTTTCCTGACGGGGCTTTGTTATTAAACGCGTTGAATGCCGCGCGAACTCGTGAAGTGAAACTCAAACGCAGTCCTCCTTTCTTACGAGAATTTTTTTATAATCTTACTTAATTACTTCCCAATCATCGGCAAGTATGTCTCCTACAGATGGAACCCACATAGCATGAGAGCCTTTCGCGGTTCTGATTTGTAAATACGGCTCGCACTTAAATAAGTCTCCTTCATTTAAGCCCCAGGCTTTAGCTGTCTGAATGTTACAAGGAATTCCTTCTGGATAACCTTTCTGAAAGACTACGAACATCCCTTTGCCGTTCCACCCGTGCCTGAATACTTTTTCTCCATTTTTAAGAGCCTCTAAGGTTTTACCAAAATCCATAATATAACCTCCAATTTTTATATCCGGCCGAACGTGAATGTACCGCTTCGTTTCTTCGCGAGTTCAATCGCCATCGAAGCTGCGTCCAAAATATCGTCGTGCGAAGCTTTCGGAAAATATTCGAGCTGTTCGATATAATCTCGCTGTGTCGGCAGCAATCGTATGTAGCCGCTCGTATACATCGGCTCGGTAGCCGTTATACGAATTTCTTTCTTAACCGTCGATTTAAATTCACGTAGAGGTAAGTACACGCCTTGTTCGGCGCTTCGTTTCGCAATTTCGTCTTTCATGAATTGCTGGAAAGCTACCGTTTCAATAACGAAGGAGGCGTAGTTGAAGTGCCGTGCTTTGCGGAAAATATCCTGAATGATTTGATCGGGGTGGCGTCGTTTTTCGTCGACGTCGAGTACGTAGAAAACGCCGGTCTTTCGATGACGACCAAGCGTAAATATAACGGAAGGGTCAGACCGCCGCGATTGTCCCATTGACGGGTCACAAGCGCCGAATATTTCGAGCTCGTCGAGGCTAACGTCTTCAGGCTCGTAGTACCATAGCTTATGAAATACGCGCGTGTCTTCGTCGATTGGCGAGTTTTGATACTCCGAGTTAAATGCCAGCCGCTTGACCGCCCGCAGCTCCATTAGGCGCAGCAAGTCGAGTCGTTCGGGCCACAGCACGCGAGCGCCGTTGTTCATTTCGTCGACATTCTCGTCGTAAAAGGCCATCGCTTTCTGACGGGCAATACGCGAAGCTTCCATCGGATTATTGCCTTCATCGCGTGAATGAAATATTTCTTCCCAACGGTTCCACAGGTCCATTCGCTTCGGAAATTCTTCGATCGCCCGGAATTTATACGCCGTCCAGTCCGACCGATGGTTGATAACTTGCGATAAAAGCGAATTGTAATGAATGACGGTGCCGATGAGGTAATACTTCGATTTCTTAGGATCGCCTAGCGGTAAAACCGTGCGGTCGAACCAGTCGATCATCTTTGCGATTCGGTCCGGCGTTGAACACGATTCGTCCGATTCCAAGTCGTCGCAAATTAGCGACGGCCGGAAGGAGCCGTAACGCAAGCCCCGCAAACCTTCGCCTGCACCATGCGCCGATAGCTTAACGTTGTTATTCGTAATAATTTCGAGCGAGTTCCACGTCGACCCTTTCAGGCTGCCGAAATCGGCTTTCAGTAGGTCGTTGTCTTCGAGCTCCGATTTGATAACGTCGAGGAACTTACGCGCGTTGTCTTGCTTGTCGCCGATAATAACCCAGTAGCGCTCGCCGACATCTTCGACGTAGCAGATACACCATAGCGGAAAAATATTCGTTACAATGGTCGAGTTGTGAACTACAAACGAATTTGCTACGAAGTTGTGTGTATCTTCAACCTCAATATCGTAAGTAACTTCTGGACCGACATAATCGATCGATACTATTTCGTCCCAAAACAAATCCGAACTCGCCAAATTCGTTAAATATTCGTTTTCGTGCCCGAGAGATACGAGCGTCTGTAGCTTTTCGCGGGACGTCGAGTATTTGTTATCGACACGCACTCCGTGTTTTGTGCGATAGTAATGAGGTGTTTTGCTGAGGTGCTTTCTCCAAGCCGAAGGTATTGCGTCATTAGTCGGATGAGGTTTTCGTTCCAGTGCAGCTTGGGAAATCTCAACTAACTTTTGCTGCTTTAAGGTTAGCTTAATACACTCACTGAACCGTAGGATGTTCTCTCTGTCGGAAATGTGTAAGGTGAAGGCTGGAAACTCTTTTCCGTTACACGTTTGAATTCTAGGTATTTTACGAGATTGAATTCCTAGAGAGAGGAGTAATTCACGTATGTCGTTGATTAAGCCTTCATTTGCTAGCGTTATGCCGATTGATTGGGCTTGTTGTGAAATGTAGCCGTCGGTGTCCCACATGGCGCTAATAAACTCGGCTTTTAATTCAGGACTTAAATCGAATATCCACTCAGGTAATCTCTTTGTTTTTGCAGTATGTCCGTAAAGACCTTCGTTGCGAAGGTATGCGCGCGCGCCTCCTGAAAGCTTATAACCGTAGCGTCCAGAGTATGCAACGTTAAATCCTAGTGCAGTAGCGCATTTAGTGAAATCATCTACGATGGATACATCCGCGTTTGTGAAGCTGCAATTACCGCTAGACAAAGATCCCTCCGCGATCATATAAGAAAGGAAGCGTACTTCCTCAACCGATCGTTTTAAGGATGCCTCGTTTGTTAGCTTGCGGGTGACTGCGGTAACTTCGCCTATTTTTATATCTTTCAATCGTTTGTACCCGTCAAATGTGTAAAACTTATGGTCAAGCGTTGTTTTAATTTTATGACCGCTTTTTGTGGTAACTTCGTAAATATCCTTCACGCCGCTATTCCACTTGTTGGTCACTCTATTAAAAGTCATTTTCAAATCATGACCCATCGAAAGAACTTCATCACCGACGCCGATATCGATGAGTTTCTTTCTGCCGCTTTTTGTATATACGATGGAATCTCCGCTTAAGCATTTAGCGTGCGACCTGGGCGCTGCAGTTACGACGCGTTGCTCCGTCGGCGCTAACGCCGTTTCGCGTAAAGTCTTCGTTAACTCGTAGTGAAACTTAGGTGACGGCGTGTCCGCTTTGAGTAGGTCATGCGGCGGCTCGCCCGTGAAGTAGGTTTGCGCGTATACCATGATGTCTTGAAAACCGGCTTCAATGCGTTGCAGGCGTTCGATTTCGACGAGTGTATCGCGGTAGTCTTGAATCTGTTCAGCCGACGACAAGCCGGCCTTTTTTATTAACGTAGCTTGTTTGCGCAGTATTTCGATGCGCTCTATGCGCTCGGCTGATTTCACGGCAATTTGTCCGTTTCCATATCAATCGTAATGCGCGTGCGGCGTTCAAGTTCGGCCAAGTCGGCGAGCAGCTCTTCGTTGGACTTCGTTTCAATGCCGCGAACGTCGACGTTTACTTCGCTGGTAACTTCGCGACGTTCGATCAGCTTGCCGGCACGTTTAAGCGCCAGTTCCATCGCCTTAACCGACCCGCGATTAACGGACTTTTGCAACTGCTTATATACGTCCGATAAAAACGAGTCCATATAGCGCTCGGCGAGGTAATTGCGTAGTTCGATGAAATCTTCGTCAATTTTCCAGCGGTAGATTGTGCGCTCGCAGACGCCAACCCTTTCGGCAATATCTTTCGTGTAAAGCTGTTCGTCGGGGTCGGCCATTAAGCGAGCTGCGTCGAGTTGCTGCTGGCTGTAGCGTGAAAAGTCAAAGCGTTCTTTAGGCACGTTAATGGCGCCTCCTTTCGTGGAATATAGCGGAGAAAATATAAAAGACGCTACCGTAGAAGATAGCGCCGTGAGGGTATTTTAATAA